GCCCGGTTCGTCAGTAATACCTTCATTGTCCGGTTCCTCCTTGTCTTTTTTCATCAGCGTCTTCAGCAGCAGCATCGCCAGCTCCGTCACAAACGGCGCGGCGATGGCCGCGAACAGTCCCGTCATCTCCGCCCCCCGGTATTGCGCGTACAGGCTCCAGTACGCGGCAATCGTCACCACGACGATGCAGTGGACGATGATGCTCTTTGCGAACAGATGTGGCACCTTCTTCAGCCTCTCGAAGATGCCCTTGCGCTTCGGCTTCACTTCGCCGTCACCCTCTTCAAGTCCTCGATGCGGTGGTTCGCCACCTTGATTTGCTCCTTCTGCACTTCGTTCTCGCTCTCCAGCTTGGAGATGCGCGCGTCGATTCCTGTCTGCCGCTCCGTGATTTCCTTGAACCGCATCTCCAGCTGTTCAAGGCGATACGACATCATCTTGGAGTTGACGGCGATGCCGAAGAACGCGCCGAGTGCCGAGCCTACCAGTCCGATAAGCGCAACGATGACAGATTCCGGCATCGCTTACACCCCCTCCCACGGCTCGCCCGTGATTTCCGTGTACCGCTCCGGTGTCATGTCGTTGTGCCCGGTGATGGCGTCGTCCCGCAGTATCTCCTTCACCGCAGCCTTGCGGCTCGTCGGCACGCTCGCCCACACCTGCGTCCCTGCTTCCAGTCTGTTCGCCCAGATACGATTCATGTCATTCCTCACTTTCTGCGCTGATTTCGCACAGCGCGTCCTCGATGCCTGCTTTCCATTCCTCGTTTGCCGTGTCCGCCTCGCACATCGCGTCCTCCAGCGCCGCCACCGCCTCCGCGTTCTCCGCCGTCTTCGCGTCGGCGTCCGTGATGGCCTCGCCGCCGTCCACCGCGTAAACGCTCACCGTTTCCGCCGCGCCCACGCCTTCCGTCCCGGCAAGGTTGTATGCCGTGCTCCGGTACGCGATGCCCGCCGCGTCCTCCGGCTTCGCCTCGATGATGTTCACGCCCTTCTTCTTCGTAAACACCACGCTCTCCGCGTAGCCCAGCGCTTCTCCGTTGCTCCTGATGATTTTGTACATATCATGCTCCCTTCTTCATCGCGGCTTCGATGTCCCGCAGGTCCTCGACCGGCGCGATGTAAAACTCGTGGCTCCACAGCCACACGTCCTGATGCTCCTGCTTCCGGTACGCCTGACACAGCGCGCTGTCCTCCATGTGCCGCAGCGTCTCCGCGTCCGCCTGTCCGGTCTCCCGTTCGATGCGCTGCGTCAGCTTCGCCCGCTCCGCGCCGTTCCCGTCGTCGTTGCGCACGAAGTTTGTGTGCGCCTTCCGGCTTTTCTCTCGCACAAGGAACCGCCCGCCGCAGTAGATGCGCCCGTTCCGGCTCTCGCACTCGGTCCCGTATGGCAGGTTCACACTCCCGCTCTCCACCGTTTCCCGGAACCGTTTCGACACCATGTATTTCATGCTTCTCCTTCCTCATGCCGTGTGTGCTCGCACGGTTTTGATACTCTCCGCCCGAAAGCCGTACACCGCGTAGAACGTCCGCTTCAGCTTCAGGATGCGTCCGTGGTCGTCGTGCTCCCGGTAGTAGTTGTACGCGCCCTGCACCGACGCCCACAAATCCTCCGCCGACAGCTTCCCCGCGTCGTACATCGGTTTCAGCGCCTTCAGTTTCCGCCGCGCCCGGATGCCCGTCTCGCGGCTCCCGTGTGTCACGATGCGCCCGTTCTTCTCCACGGTGTACTTTGCCTTGCAGAACCGGAACGCCTTGCCGAAGTCCACGATGCGCGTCTTTCGTTTGCTGATGCGGATGCCGATTTTGCCCATCCGCTCGGTGAATATCCGCAGGATTTCTTCCGCGTCCCTCTCCGGCGGCACCAGCATGATGTAGTCGTCCATGTAATGCCCGAAGCCGTGCAGCCCCACTTGGCATTTCATGTAATTGTCCGCCGGTGACGGCAGCGCCACCATCTCGATTTGGCTTGGCTCCACGCCCAGCGGCACGCCCACGCCCGAAGGGATGGTCTCCAGTATTCCGTCCGTCATCTTTTTCGCGCCGTCGTCGAAGATGTACCGCGCGTGCTGCGCCCGGATGCTCTCGTGCGGTGCCGTCGGGAAGAACTTCTCGCAGTCCGTCACGATGATTTTGCCGTTCATCCCGTACTTCCTGTAGTGTCTCCGAAGGTCCTGCTTCAGCAGCCGTCTCGCGTGTTCCAGCCCCTTTCCCGGCAGGCTCGCGCCGTTGTTCCATATCATGCTCGGCTCCAGCAGCGGCAGCAGTATCTCCTTTGTCAGCACCTTCTGCGTGTGCCGGTCCGAAACGTGCGGCGCGTCGATTGGCCTGGTCTTGCCGCGCTCGCTTACCGTGAAATGTGTGTACCGCTTCCAGCGGTTCGTTCCGTCGAGGACCTTGCGAATCGCCCGCGCCGTCCCGCTGAACAGGTGCATCTCGTGCAGCTGCACGCTCCGCTTCCATCTGGTCCCCGCGCAGCACGCCTTCCCGTGCCGATAGACCTTGTGGAATTGATACGCTCCCGCCAGCCCGCCGGTCTCTTCGCTCCGCCGCCGTCGGCGCTCCAGTCGTTTCTCCCGCCGTCTCTCATATCTGCCTTGCCTGCGGCTCATGTTTTTGTTCGCCTCCCGCACAGATGTCTTGTCGGATGCCGTCTAATCTGCTTTGCCCCGGCACATGAAACGGGATATGGCATCTTCTCCCGCCATGCACGCTCTCGCGGCGTCTCGTGTCGCGGCGTCGGAAGGCAGTTTTCGGTTTTCACCGGGGAAGTATCTCTCCTTTCAAATCAGGTCGTCTTTCGCTTTCGCTACTCCTTGTGACCTATCTCTTTTGAAATCGGGGTCAGCGCATACGAATTGCGCGAGTTGTTGTTGTTGCTGCTGCCGTCCGTGTTGACAAGGGCGAAGTTATTGGCGTTGTTGCGGTTCGGGGAACGCTCCCAGCGATTGACCGCGTGCCGGTCTCGCCCGTCCACACGAATTTTCAGAGATACACCCAAATATTGCTCTATTTCGTCCGGCCCCTGTCGCTTTTCAGCACCGCCTTCAGCAGCCCGTCCTCTTCGTCGATTTTCTCGCCCAAGCTCTGCGCCATCTTGTCCAGCTTCGCCACCGCGTCCGCTGCTTTTTCCGTCTGCCCGTTCGCTCTGGTAAAGCAGCCCTGCGGGTTGAGCATACACAGCTCATAGACGTGCGCCATCTGCACGTCCAGCGCCATCAGGCTCGCCCGCGCCTCCAGCAGATGCGTCTCGCGCAGCGCCCTCCGCGCCTCGTCCGACGGATAGATGCTGTTCGCCTTTTCGCTGTGCTCCACCACTTCGCTCGCAAGCCGCACGACGTTCTCCGCCATCAGCCGCGCGTACCGTGCCGACAGTCTCGTTAAAAACTGCATCGTCTCGGTGTAGATGTGGTTTGCCGTGTTCACGAACTCCGCCTTGCTGGTCGTGCGCTTGTTCTTCAGGACCGACATAAAGCTCTCCTTCCTCTCCCTCCCGCTTGCGCGGGAGGGATGCTGCGGATATGGGATGTGTTGCGCTTCGCTATGCTACGCGCAAAAGCGGGGTCAGCGCAAACGAACCGCGCGAGATGCCGGTGGCGCTGCTGCCGTCCGCGTAGACAAGGGCGAAGGAATTGGCGTTGAAGCGGCTCGGGGAACGCTGCCAGCGATAGACCGCGGTGGTCGCGGCGTCCTCGTTGTAGGTGATTTTCGCGTTTCCCAGCCGGTAGTATTCCAGCTGCTCCTGCTTCGCCGGCTCATTCTCGTTGGCGTAGCTCACCGTCGTGCCGAATATCTCGTACTCCGCCGGCAGCACGATGTAGTCCGTGCTCGCCGTCACGTTCGCCGCCGCCGTGGAGCTGTTGCCCTTGTTGTCGGTGTACACGGTGAACGACTTCATGTACTGCCGCAGTCCGCTCTCCAGTGCCGCCATCAGCGTGTTCGCCACCGGGCTGCTCACGATGTTGTAGCTCGACGGGTCGTTGCCCTCGCGTGATGTCGCCGGTGTGCTTCCGTACCCGCTCGGCGCGACGTTTGTGCTTCCGAGGATGTCATAGCGCAGGTCGCAGCCCTTCCATCCGCCGTAGTTGGTATTGTACGGGCTGGAGCTGCCGCCCCAGTGGTTCATGTTGAACGTCTTGGTGCCGTCGCTCTTGTAGCTGTTGTAGTTGCTGTCGCACATGCCCAGCACGTTTCCGGTCCCCGCGTCCTTAAAGCCCATCAGGTACACGCCGTTCTGACTTTTGTAGTTGAAGTGCGCGATGAACAGCTTCTTCGTCACGTTGCTGTACGTCTTGATTCCCACGGTCCCGTTCAGCGTTACGTCGTGCATGTCTCCGATGTCCCAGTATTGGTCTGCGGTCCCCGCCGCGCCCTTGGCGGAGATTTGCGCCCACGTCGCGTCCTTGAAGTCCTTCACGAACTCCGCCGTCACGCTGATGCTCGCGCTCGCCGCGAGATAGTTGGTGCCCGCCGCCTGCGACACGGTGATGGTCGCCGTTCCGCTTGTCTCGTTCACGTTGCTGATTGTCACCGTCGTGCCCGACACGGTGGCGGTCGCCACGCTGCTGTCGCTCGTGCTCGCGGAAAGCGCGCCGTCGCCGTCGGATGTGATGGTCGCCGTCTTCGTCAGGTGGTCCGCGTCCAGCGTCACGCTCGACGGGCTGACGCTGATGGTCGTCGCCTTCTTGCCGATGCTCCACGCAAGATTGCCGTCCCACGTTGTCGCCCACTCATAGTTGGCCGTGTCGATGAGCGTGTACGTCTTGGTATAGCTGCCGGCGTTCGTCGCGCTCGCGTCGCCGCCTCTGGTTGCGATGCTCGTGCTCGGCTCGTTCTGGATGGTTGGCGACTGCGCCGTGCCGTCGTATGTCAGCGTCCCGCTCACCGTCGGCACCGGCACCTGCACCTTGCTCACCGTCACCGCCTGCGTCGTCGTCTTGCTCACGCCGCCCTCGGTGTACGCGATGGTGACGCTCGTGGTCCCCATCGTCATCGTCTGTGGGCTGACGGTATAACCGCCCACGGCCAGCGTCGCGCCGTTGGTGTACGTTGCCGTCACCACCATGCCCGTCGCGTCGAACGTCTCCCCGGCGTTGTATGCGGTCTTCGTCGGTGCCGTCGTCACGGCGATGCTTGCCAGCTTGATGCCGCTCCCGCCGCCTCCGCCGCTTCCTTGGTTGAAAATCATGTTGCTGCCTCCACTTCTGTCACCACGACGAACACAGTCAGGTTGCTCGCCGGCGTCTCGTCGCACGCAAACGTCAGGCTGTTCGCCGCCTGTCCTGTCGCCTTCACGCCCGCCGCGTAGTAGGCAAGCAGGCTCGCCTCGTTCGGCACCGGCTGGATAAGCTGCTTTGTCTCGTCCGCAAGGATGCCCGTCACGCTCACGGTCTGCGTGCCTCCGCTCCATCCCGTTGTCGTCAGCGTCACGCTTCTGTACCACGCCTTGTTTGCTTTCCCGCTCGCCAGCGTGTTGATGGCTCCCAGCGCGCCCTCCACCGTCGTCTGACTTACGCTGCCGACCGTGATGGCCGTCTCCAGCGTCTTCGGTTGCAGGCTCGTGTCCGTCGGATGCACATGGTCGCCGCGTGCAAACGTCGTCGCCGTGCCCGCTGCTCCCGTGCCGTCCATCGCCGGCGTCGATGTGGACGCCGAAGGGATGCCCGCCGCCGTCAGCGCCGCCGCCACATACGCCGTGATGCCTCCCGCCGACGCCACGAAGCTTTCGCTGTCGTAGGTGCTCGCCTGCATGTCGCCGCTGCCCGCGCCATCCAGCACGTCGAAGCTCTGCCCGCTCGGATGGTCCGCGTCGGTGATGGTGATGCGATGCCCGCCCGCGATGCTCGTGATGGTGACGGCAGGGGAAACGCCGTCGGTGCCGTCCGTTCCGTCGGTGCCGTCGGTGCCGTCTTCGCCGTCCATCACGTTGAACGTCTGCCCGTTCGGATGCGTCGCGTCCGTGATGGTTACGCTGTGCCCGCCGGTGATTTCCGCGATGGTGATGGCAGGGGAAACGCCCGCCGCGCCGGTGTCGCCCTTCGGTCCTTGCGCGCCCGTTGCTCCCGTGTCGCCTTTGGCTCCGGTCGCGCCTGTTTCCCCGGTGTCGCCCTTCTCGCCCTGCGGTCCCTGCGGCCCCGTGCTTCCCGCCGCTCCGGTCGCGCCGGTGTCGCCCTTCGGCCCCCGGATGGTCATGCCGTGCCACTCTTCGCCGTTCGTGTCCCAGTAGTACAGCATGTAGTCATCTTCGCTCGTGCCGACCTCGTAGCAGTCTCCCTCCGTTCCGGTCGCGTGCTCCGCCTCCAGCTCCGCCAGCGTGTCATAGTGGCCGAGGATTTCGATGCCGGTGCCCTGTTCTCCCTTCAGGCTCTCCAGCCACTCTTCCTCCGTCCCGGTAAAGCCGTGCTTCACCGCGATGCCGTAGGCGGTCAGGTAATAGCCCGCCCACGGTCTGCCGATTCCTCCGTTCATGTCTCAACCTCCATATACTCGTTCTCGTAGAACTCCGGGTGCGTGTCCGCCGGACGATACACGCTTGCGAACCACCGCATGAACTCCCCGAAGTGCGCGTTGAACATCTGGTAGGTGTTCTGGTAGCGGTTGTACTCGCCGTTGGCGTAGTCTATCATCGCCGCGAGATACGCCGTGTACAGCTTGTCGTGCGGAGGCTGCACCAGCAGCTCCATGTTCTTGCATGTGCTGTACGCCCCGTAGACGATGACTTCCTCCGGCGCGAACAGCAGCGCCTGTGTCTGCACCATGCCCTCGACCTCGTTCAGCCATCCCACCTTCGTGTCGTTGTCAAAGGCGTTCGGCTTGATTGCGTCGGTCTTCTCGATGGCCTCCTTCACGGTCATGGTCTCTTCTCCTTCCTGCAAGGATAAAGGGGCAGCGGCATCTGCCGCCGCCCCCTGTGCGTCAGGTCGTGCCGGCGAGCTTGTCCACCAGCGCGTTGTACTTCGCCTTCAGGTCGTTCGCCAGCTCCACCACCGCGTCGAACTCCGCCTTCGTCGGCGCGCTTCCCGCCGCCGCCGTGCCGTCTGTCTTCGCGGTCTTGTAGTCGCTCGCCGTCAGGCCGATTTTCACGCTCCCGGTCTTCAGCTCGCCCGTGACCTCCAGATTCGTCAGTCGCGTCGCGTTACCCATGATGGCCTCCTTGTCAGCCAGTGACGAGCTGCGTGCCGCCGCTCACGCCGCCGACGGCATAGCCGCGCCAGTCGTTGAATCCGCCGGTGAAGCGGGCATAGCCCTTCCACACGTTCGCGTCGTTGCCCGCCAGCTCGCTGCGGACCTCCAGCTGCACGCGGTCCAGCCACACGGCGCTGCCGTACTCCTCGTTGTACTTCTTGTCCATCAGCACCCACGGCTTCGTGCCGGATGCGATGAACTGGTTCAGGTACGGCCACACGATGATGTTCCAGCGCCCGAACAGGTAGTTGAAACCGTTGTTCGCGGTGTCCGGGTCCTTGTCCGCGCCGACGGCTGCGAACACGGCCTTCTTCAGCTTGTAGTCGTTCGGGATGAGGATGGTCGTCGGTGCCACGTCCAGAACCTCGTCCACGTCGCCCCGGAAGTCCTGCATCGCGCTCTCCATCGCCGCCAGCGCGTCCGCGCTGAACTCATCCGCAAACAGATTGCTCTGCGTGCGGCTCGCCTTGATTTTCGACGGATGCACCTTGCTGAAGAGGCACTGACCGTCCGCCGTCTTGGTGTCGAAGGTCTTGCCGCCGAAGGTCATGCTCGTGTTCTTCTGGATGGCGTTGCCGATGAGCGCCGCGCCGAACTTCTCGCGCGTGCGGTAATAGCCAGCGATAAAGCCCGCAGGCTGACGCTTCAGGTCCATCAGCTTCGCGTCGTCCACGATTTCGCGGGACAGCGAGAAGCTGTCCTTCCACGTCATGTGTTCGAGGAACTTGCTGAAGCCCTCCTGCATACCGTCCACGGGATAGTCGCCGTTCTCGCCGACCGGCTGGAAGCCCTCCATCCCGGTCATGGTGCTGAACTTCTCGCCCCAGTGCTTGCTGGTGCCCATGTTGAAAAGCTCCTTCAGCATGGACGCCTGCTCGAACGCCTCGCCGCGCTTTTCGAGGAACATCTTGATGGGTTCCTGCGACTTGCCGAAGATGCTGTCCTGAAGGCCGGAGCCTTCGGTGAAAGTCATATTTGCCATTTCTTCCGTCTCCTTCCGTTAGAATCTCACGCGGCACATCGCGCCGGATGCGTCCGCATCCTTGTACACGACCTCCGCCACGCCGCTCGTGGTGGTCGCCGTCACTTCGAGGCCGCTGGATGCGTGCAGCGTCACCTTGTCGCCAAGGTTCACGCTCGCCGGGTCCGCGCTGAAGGTGGTCTCGAAAATCATGTCGTGGTTCACGCGGATGACGGGGATGATGTCGCCCGCCGTGCACGCGCTGTCCTTCTCGCACATGCTGATGTACGTCGGCGCGGTCGTGCCCGTTGCGATTGCCAGCTTGCCGCTCGACTGCACCAGCGCCATGCCGATTTTCGGCGTGATGGCGCTGCACGGCAGATACTCGATGCCCGCAACCTTCGCGCTGCCGTCGTAGGAATGAAGTTTGAACATCTTATGCTCTCCTCTCGTAGTCTCCCGCCGTTAGCTCCGGCGGTGGTATTTGTTGTAGTGTGCCTGAATCTCCGCGTCCGTCGCGTCCGGGTTGAACGCGCGGTACTGCTCCATCACGTCCGCCGGCACGCTCACGGCTCCCTCGCCTCTGGAAGCTGTCGCTCCCAAATGGTTCTTGCTCGCCGCCGCGTTCAGCGTCGCCTGCCTGCTCGCCGCCGCCGCGCCCTTCGTCAGCGCGTCGTAGTTGGTGAGCTTGTACGCATCGGTCAGCGATAAACCCTGCTGCACACGGGCATAGAACTCCGTGTAGTTTGGCATCTTCGTCAGGTCCTCCAGCTTCTTGATGGACGGGTCCAGCGCGCTGATTTCGCGCAGCTGCTCCTCCACCTTCATCTGTGCCTGCTGCGCGCGCATCTCCTGCGCCGCCTGCCTTGCCTGCTGAACCTCCGGCATGGAATCGACGTACTGCTTGAACTCCTCGTCGGTCATGCCCGTTTTCTTCAGGATGCGGTCGTGCCGCTCCTTCTCGTACTGCTCGCGGTAGGCGTCGAACTCCGCCTTGGTCGTGATGGGCTGCTTCGTGTACGGGTTCGTCAGCCCCGAATTGGCGAAGGCTTCGTCGATGGCCTTCTGTGCCTCCTCCTTCGCCTGCGCGATGGCCGCGTCCCGTTCCTGCTCCGCTTTTCTCCGCGCCGCTGCGAAGGCCGCGTTCTCTTCCGGCGTCTGCTGCGCCGCGTCCGGCGTCTTCGCCGGTTCGGTCTGCTGCGGTGCGGTGGTCTTCTTGGTGGTATCGTTCTCTACAGCAGGCGCGGCGATGTCCTGCTCTTTTCCGCCTTGCGCTCCGTCCTTTCCGGCTCCGGTCGTGTCCGGTGCTCCCGCCGTCTGTTGCGCGGCTTCTCCGGCACCTTCTCCGTTGCCCGTTGCAGGTGCGGCGACTTCCTGCTCTTTACCGCCTTCGTCCAGTCCGAACAGCTCGTTGTAGTTGATTTCATCTCCCATGTTTGTCTCCTTCTGGATTTTTACGCTTTTCCTGCGAAGTCGCGGTCTCTTCCCGCCGCCAGCGGTCTCTCCCGCCGTCCCGCCGGTTACTTGCTCTTGCCGCCGCGAAGGTCGGTGCCCGTCTTCACGGAGCTGTTGCCCTTCTTGCCGCTGTCGGCATAGGGGCCTTTCACGACCTGCGAACCGGAGTTGTTGATTTTACCGGCATACGGATTCTTGTCGCTCATCTCGCCGTCCTCCTTCCTTCCGTATTGGCGTTTTTTCGCTTCTGCCCTGCGAGGTTCACTGTTGACCGGCCTGCTGCGCTCTCCGCACCTGCGCGTCGCGCATCGCGTCTCGCTTTGCCTGCTCCAGCACGTCCTGAATGACGGCGACGTTCATCCCGCCGCCCTGCGTGGTGTTCGCCTGCTGCCGCGCGGCCTGTTCCGCCGCCGCCTGCTGCGCCTGCATCTGCATCGCCTGCGCCTGCATCATCTGCTGCATCTGCGCCTGCTCCTGCTGCCGTTGCATCTCCTCCTCCAGATACGCGCGCGTCTCGCTCGCGCCCGGATAGTGCAGCATCTCCATCTTCGTCCAAAACAGGATGAGCGTCGAAAGCTCCTGCGGGTTTCCGAAGGCCCCCGTCTGAAGGTTCAGCCGCGTCTCCTGCCACATCGCCTCCCGATTCGAGGCCAGCGGCGCGCTCGTGTCGCACGCGAAAAGGAACTCCGTGTTCCAGCACCACTCGCCCGCCGCGTCCTGCTCCAGAAAGTCGTATCGGTTGAACTCCTTGTACTCCTTGTTTCCGTGGATGTCGTCCGCCACCACGGGACGCGGCTCGTCCGTGTACGCCAGCTTGAACTTGAACATCGCTTCAAACAGCGCCGCGTATGCCGCGTCCTTCATCACGCGCTTGCTCTCCAGCCGTCCCGCCGACTGCGCCGCCGCGAACTCCTTGGCCTTGCCGCTCGTCGCGGTCGTGTCCCGTCGCCCTTGGAAGCTGTCCGTGATGCCGATGATTTGCCGCGCCTCGTCGTACACCTGCGCCAGATACGCCATGTCCTGCTCGATTTTCCCTTCAAGGTCGTACACGCCGATAAGCGCCGCGTTCGCCGGATTTCCCGGACGGATAACCTTCATGTCCTCCGCGTCCTGCGGAATGATGGCGTCGTCCGGCAGCGTCAGATAGCTGCCCGACTTCAGCAGCTTGTCGATGATTTTCCCTTCGATGCGGTTGATGGTGTTCTGCTGGTCCGCTATTTTGTCAAGGTCGCTGTCACCGAGGAACTTCCCGTACACGCTCACGTTTTTTTGCAGGATGACTGGGTAGATGTCCGGCTTGTAGAACGGGATGCGTGTCGGCTCCAGCGTGGTCTCCACCGTCGGCAGGCCCATCTCGTCCACCATCGTCTCGCTCGGCTTCTCCACCGGATGCATCCCAGGTATCACGCTCCCGTCGCTTCGCAGCACCGGCAGCGTCAGCTCTTCGTATTCCTCCGCCGTGTCCTCCCATCTGCTCCCGCCGCAGTACGGGCACACGCGCTTGCCGTCCTTCAGCGCCGGACGCACCGGCTTGTCCGCGATGTCCGGCTCCGCCGTCACCGCCGCGCCCTGCGCCAGCGTCTGCGTCAGGCTCTCCGGCACGCTCTCCAGCTCGCCCATCGGCTCCAGCGCGCCGCAGGTCGTGCACCGCCGAAGCCTGCGCGCCTGATAGTCGTCCAAATCCTCCAGCACCGTGTCGTTCACCCATGAGAAAAGCCCGATGCCGCCCTTGTCGTTCCGGTAGTAGGCGATGTACTGCGTCACAAGGTCGTCCGCCGTCTTCACGTCCAGCGCGCCCTTTACGTCCGGCTCGGCTTCCGCCTCGTCCTCCACGTCCACGCTGTACTTCCGTCGGATGTATTCCTTCGTCTGCGGGATTTTCAGGATGATGTAGTCCATGTCCTCAATGCCGGTGTACACGCCGTCCTGCGGGATGATTTGCTTCGGATGCAGCGTGCTCACGTTCAGCTCGCCCACGGTGAAGTGCGTCCGCTGTGTGTTGTCCCACTCCACAAGGAACGCCGCGCCGCCCTGAATCGGCACCGTCCGCTCCATCATGTCGTTCAGCATCTCAAACGGCATCCGGTCCAGCTCGTTGCGCAGCATATCCTCGATGAGCTTTGCCTTGTCCTCGTCTCCCTCCCGGCGCGCCGTCACCTTCGGCTGCGGGATATTGCTGTTCACCTGCGCCTCGATAAGCTCCGCCGAGATGTTGCGCACATGGACAGCCGTGTGCGTCTTCTCGCCCACGACCATCTCCTTCAGGTGCCGGTCGCCGGAGTATTGCGCCTCGCGCGCATCCATCTTTCGCGCCTCCGCCTCGTATGCGCTGTCGTTGCGCTTCATGCGCTCCTGCCACAGCCGCAGCTTGTCCTTGTCCTTTTTCTTCATCGTTTCGGTTTACCCCACTTTCGCTCCAGATAGGCGCGCCCCTCGCGGTCCGACGCCCGCCAGTCTTCCCATTGGCTCTTCGACCACACCACGCCCTCGTCCTCTTCTTCCGCCGCCAGATAGCTCTGCTGCGGTCTGATGTGGTGCGCGATTGCCAGCGCCATCACGCAGTCGTCGTGCGCGCCGTTCTCTGCCTCCGGTTTCCAGTCCTCGCTGCGCACGAAGGTCAGCATCTCCTCCAGCGTCGTCTCGTCGCACACGATGTCCATGTTCTCCCGCGTCGCCGCGATAAGCTCCGAGATGATGACGTTCCTCGTCTGCTTGTTCGTCTGGAATCCGTATGCGTGCTTCACCTTGTGCGTGTAGTCGTCTACGGTCTCCCGGACGTAGAGCTTCGGATATTTCAGCCGCTCCAGCTCCATCGTCGGGTACGTCGAGAAGTTTGTCTCCAGCCCCACAAGCGCCCCGTTGTAGTGCTTGCCGAGGCAATATACTTGCTTTGCATACAGGTCCTCGTCGAACTGGTGCCGCAGCACCGCCACCTGTACGCCCGTCCGGTTGTCAATGACCTGCCCGACGAAGCTGTCGCTGCCGTCTCCCGCCGTGTCTCCGCCGATGACATAGGGCACGCCCTCCTGCGGCTCCTGATACAGCCGGATGAACCCGCTTTCGTCGTCCTGCCACCGGATATTGCGCACCCCCGCGCCGTCGTCGTCATACTCGAAGTAGCCCGTCCGCACCGGCTTGATTTTCTCCATCAGCCGCCGCTGCGCTTCTTTTGCGTTGAACACGCTCCTGCCTGTCACGCCCCACATTCCGAGGCAATAGACGGTGTAGTAGTATTCGTCGGTCTCCTTGAACCCCTCCAGCGTGCGGATGTTCTCTTCGTCAAGGAATCTGTTGTCCTTGTAGGTGCTCTCGTGCGTCCGCGCTCGCTCGTCCCGCACGTCGAAGAACCGCTTCTTCAGCCAGTGCGTTATGCTGATGGGGTTGAATGTCAGGATGATTTGTTTGTAGTACGCCGTCTCGCCGCGCAGTCGGATGTCCAGCTGGTTGAAGTCTCCCTCCAGCAGCTCGCTCGCCTCTTCTATCCAGATGCCCGTGATGTTGAAGATGGATTTCAGCTTCTCCACGTCGTCGAGGCCGGAGAAAAGTATCTCGCTCCCGTTCTTGAAGCGGATGTACATATCTCCGCTCTGCCCCTTCGGGATATAGTCCACGTCGTCCGCGTAGTATTCGTAGGCTTGCGAGCGCAGCTGTTTGAAGCAGCTCTGTCGCAGCGTCTTGTCCACTTTGCGGCACACGAGGAACCGATGCCCCGGCTCCGTCGTGCAGCGTTCCAGCACCTTGCGTCCGGCGAAGATGCTCTTGCCGCTGCCGCCGCCGCCCTTCAGCACCAGATAGCGGTGCTCGTCTCCGAACAGTGGAAGGAACGTGCGGTTGTTTGTCTCCCGCATCCGCTTCCACCACAGCGCCGCCTCCAGATAGCGGTCAACATCCGCTTCCGTCAGCGTCTTCATCGTCGTCTTCCGTCAGCTCTCGCAGCAGCGCCAGCTTCTCCGCCATTGTCGAGCACTGGATGGCCTTGCTCGCACGCTCGCCCAGCTCTACCTCGCGCTTGTCCGTGTAGTCGTAGTTGTTCTGAAGGTTGAACAATATGCCCTTCACGTCCTTGCCCGGTCGCGTCAGCAGCTCCTGCTCGTTCCATTCCAGCAGGCGCTCGCGCACCCATGTCGTTGCCGCCTCGTACTCCGGGTTCAGTTTCGCGTCGCAGTAGTTGGCCCATGTGCTCCGGCTGATGCCCAGCGCCCTGCACATCCCGCCGACGGTTGGCGGCACGATGTACTCCAGCTGCTCCACCGGCTCGCCGTTCTGGTTCAGGACCTCCGCGCTCGTGTAGATGGCGTGGCCCTTCTCGTCTCGTTTGCCGCTGTCCACTTCCTCCGTCACGCGGACGATGCGCGTGATGCTCTTGAACCACGCTTCCGCTGCCTTCTTCAGCTTCGCCGGTGTGTATTGTCTCGGTCTGCCCACGTCCTCGCCCCCTTCGCGTGCGTGATGTGCGTGCGCGCGAAAGGATTGTAATGCGCCCCCGCGCGCACGTTGTCGTGTCCAAAAACCCGTCTCTGCCGCGATTTCTCGCGGC